GGTTCACTCCGAGTGCGGGCCCCGGGGGGTGGGGGCCCCGGGCCCTGGGACTCCGCCCGCCCGGACTAACATCCCCGGACGCTGCGCTACCGCGCCCCAAGACCTACGAACTTCGAAGCGATCAACATGGGAACCCAGACCCCCAGGATTTTTCAAAACCCCACAACCTCAAGTGATCGCTATTGCGCCCTCAGTCCATTCGGGCTACCTTCTCGGCAATGGCGGGAGGGCAGCAGGAAGCCCGGGGCGGAGAGCCCACCCCCGCGCCGCCCCGGGCTTCTCACCGAGGAGTGACCATGAAGATCGTCGTACGAAGCGCCAACGCCAACGACCGCAGCTTCATGCTGGCGACCTGGCTCCAGAACTACCGCAGGGAGTCCTACTTCGCTGCCCGCATCAAGGACTCCATCTTCTACGCCAACCACCACGAGATCGCCGACAAGCTCCTGGCCCAGGAGACCGCGCTGGTCGCCTGCCCAGACGACGACTCGGACACCATCCTCGGGTACATCGTGGTGGAGCCCAAGGTCCTGCACTGGGTCTACGTGAAGAAGGCCTTCCGCAAGATGGGGATCGCCACCCGGCTCCTGGAGGCTTCGGGGCTACCGGCCAACCTGCACGACGTCCAGGTGACACATCCGACCAAGCTGTGGTTCACTACCAAGCAGCACGGCCCCGGGTTCGAGGAGAAGTACCCCGGGGCGATCTACAACCCGTACCGAGCCTTCTAGGAGCGAGCATGAAGATCCGCAAGGTCGTTGGCGCCCAGTTCCTCACCGGCATCTCTCTCAGCGGCACCTACCGGCAATCCGTCGCCCTCATCCAGGAGGACGTGGATCCGATCATCAACGGCGTGTACCGCGTCGAGGGGCTGGAGCTTCACGACTACGGCCTTCAGATCTGCGACCGGGGCCGTTGGTTCGTCATCCCCTGGAACCAGGTCCAGCGCGCTGAGTTCGAGCCTGTCGAGGTGCTGCGACCCGAGATCCCCACCGACGACGCCCCGCTGCCCGCGCCCGCCGTCCGTGTGGATCCCGTGAAGGCCCAGCAGCGCCGGTAGATGCCGCGCAAGAAGCAGCCGCTCCTGCCGGCCCCCGTGAAGCCGACCCCGGTGCCCGCCGACGTGGCGAGCGACCCGGAACGTCTGCGCAAGCACCGGGTCATGGAACTGAAGGAGATCCTGAAGGACATCTCCAATGAGCTTGCCCCCTACGTCACCGACTGGATCCTGCGGGCGGCGGAGGAGAGCCCAGGCCTGGGGGCCGAGTTGTGGCTCAAGGTGAACGAGTTCGTGGTGCCCAAGCTCGCCCGGATGGAGGTCGGCATCGAGCAGATGTCCGACGTCGAGATCATGAAGGAGCTTCAGCGCCGGGAGGAGGAGGCCAAGAAGCTCCTGGAGGCGGAGCGGAACATGCGCATCGGGCTCGGCGGCGACATCGAGGACGGGGAGATCGTCGAGGATGCCCAAACCGCTAACTGAGCGCCACCGTGTCCTCGTGGCGGCCAGGGCCCTCGCCGAGGCGCGGGCCAGGCGCGAGGCGGAGCGCACCAAGCTCGACATCGACCGGCTCTGCTTCGGGCAGCAGAAGCGGTTCGTGAAGGACGAGCGGTCCTACGTCACCGGGGTCTGCTCCCGCCGCGCCGGGAAGACCCACGGCGTGGCGCTGAAGATCCTGGACGTCGCCGAGAAGAAGCGGGCCCCGGTCCTGTACTTCACCCACACCCGTGGCTCGGCCAAGCGCATCATCTGGCACACGCTGCTGGACATGAACCGGAAGCACAACCTGGGCTTCGACGTGAACGAGTCGGACCTGGTGCTCAAGAAGGACGGGCGGGCCCTCGTCCACCTGACCGGCGTGGACACCAAGACCGAGATCGAGAAGATCAGAGGCACCCCGTGGGCCCTGGCGGTGGGCGACGAGGCCCAGGGCCTGCCCAGCTACATGAAGGACCTGGTGGAGGACGTGCTCGGCCCGTCGTTCATCGACCACGATGGGAAGCTCCGACTCATCGGGACGCCGGGCCCGGTCCCCACCGGTTACTTCTACGAGTGCACCCAGAACCAGAAGTGGGGTCACCACGCCTGGACCGTGTTCGACAACCCACACATCGAGGGCGGGGCGCACAAGAAGCTGGCCGAGTACCTGGAGTTGACCGGCTACACCCGGGAGACCCCGAAGATCCAGAGGGAGTGGTACGGGAAGTGGGTCCACGACCTGAACAGCCTGGTGTTCCGCTACGACCCCACCCGCAACGACTTCGACATCCTGCCCACCTTCGGGGAGTGGCGGTACGTCATCGGGGTGGACATCGGCTACGACGACGCCGACGCCATCGCCGTCCTGGCCTGGAGCCCCGAGGCCCAGGAGGTCTGGCTCGTCGAGGAGATCGTGCAGGCCAAGCAGGACATCAGCAGCCTGGCGAACCAGTTGCGCTCCGTCCGCAGCCGGCTCGGGGAGCGGAACGTGGTGGCGATCGTGATGGACACCGGTGGCATCGGCAAGAAGGTCGAGTTCGAGCTTTCGGGCCGGTGGTCGATCCCGGTGATGGCGGCGCAGAAGAGCGAGAAGCAGGTGCACATCGAGCTTCTGAACGACGCGCTGCGGACCCGGAAGCTCTTCGCCCGCCGCGACAGCCGCTTCGCCCACGACAGCTACCTGGTGGAGTGGGACAAGGAGCGCAGCACCCCCGACCGGCGCTACATCTCGGACCGGTTCCACAGTGACATCTGCGACGCGGTGCTGTACGCCTACCGCGCGGCCACGGCCTGGACCACGCAGGTGAAGGGGCCTCCCGTGGACCCGCATTCCAACGAGGGTGTCGAGGCGTGGCGCAAGGAGATGCTGGATCGGCAGATGGCCCTCATGGAGAAGGAGAAGGCGCAGAAGGCGGAGGCGGAGAGCATCCTGTGGACCCCGGAGCACATGCGCCCCACGATGGACGACTGGGGCATTGGGTAAAGGAGAAGTGAGATGGAGCGACGTGGATTCCTGAAGCTGCTCGGCGCTGCGCTCGCGGCCCCGCTCATCGAGCCGGTGGCCAGGAGGATCCTGGTGCAGGTGCCGGCGAACTACCCGCTCGGCAAGGTGAGGACGCAGGCGGAAGTCTTCGCCGACGTCGAGGCTCGGCTGAACAAGGCCATGCTTGAGATGCAGGAGAGGCTGGCATACGGGCTTTACAACCCGGACGTGGTGTACATGAGCCCGCAGGCGTACGAGGGGCTGAGCCAGGCCCTGGCCAAGTCCTACTCGCCCAGGAACATCGAGAACTTGATCTACAAGGAGAACATCTGGTTGAAGCAGACGGCTAGCGCGATCACGTTCGACAAGACCTCGGGGCTCTGGTCGTGAGCCGCACGCTCCTGGCGCTGACCTTGATGGCTTGTGGCAGCGGCGCCACCGTGTCCGATGTCAAGATCCGGGAGCGGGCGTTCTACGAGTGCATGGATCGTATGAGGGTGAAGATCCGCCCCGGGCAGCGCGACCAGTGGAGCGACCTGTCCACGGAGTGCGCCGAGGTGGCTTACCGAGTCAGCCAGGTTCCGAAGGGGAGATGAGCATGCCGATCTTTGAGTTCCAGTGCGAGAAGTGTGGGGCGCAGACCGAGGAGATCTTCACCACCACGGGAGTCTCCACGCCCGCCCACTGCGGCACCAAGATGAAGAAGATCCCCTCCATCGTGGGGAACGCCATGGTGACCAAGGGCGGGAACTGGTTCCGCTTCAACGGCGCGCACGGGCCGGTGGAGAAGGGGAACAACAAGCCCAAGACCGTGGGCAAGGGACACGGGGTGGGCGGCTCGCGCCCGCACCTGCGTCCCACCTTCGGTGGGAAGGAGTACGCATGAACCTCGCGGATCTCACGAATCAGGAGTTGAGGCAGATCGAGTGGCGGGGGAGCATGCTCCGGTTCTTCAAGCAACGGGGAGACGACATGCGTTTCTTCGGGGAGGACTGGGAAACGCGGCTCGCGGCCTCGGAGGCTGCCGACGCGGAACTGACGCGGCGCGGGGACGAGGAGAGGTTCACATGACGCTGAAGGACCTGAAGGCGCTGGCCGACTACTGCAAGAAGAACGGGATCACGAAGGTCAAGACCGGCGACGTGGAGATGGAGTTCGGTCCCTCCGCCGCGCCCGCGCTGGATCCGAAGATTGCCAAGGCGCTCGCCGATGCGCTAGGCTCTGATGAGTTGTCCCCGGAGCAGACGATGTTCTTCTCGGCGGGTCAGCCGATCGATCCAAGCAAGCTGAGGGGGTAGCATGGCAAGGAAGCGCGAGGGAGAGCCGGTCGAGTGGAAGACGATGACTCGACGCGGCGCGAAGGCCAAGGAAACCAAGCCCGCCGTCAATCTCCCTCACGCCCGTTGGTGGGACCTCCCCGACGAGGACAAGCCAGGCGCCATCCTCGGCGTCCTGAAGCACATCAAGGACGGACAGACTGCGCTGGAGGTCCAGCGCGCGGTGTGCGTGAGGCTCTACGGCGGGGCCACGCCGGCCACCCCGTACGGCGTGAGCGTGGACCGGGTGCAGATGATCCACCCGTCCATCACTGGCCGGCTGACCTACAACCTCGTGGCCATCGTCGTGGACACGCTGGTCAGCAAGATCACCAAGAACCAGGTCCGTCCTCTCTTCCTCACCCAGGGCGGCGACTACCGGACCCAACGCCGAGCCAAGAAGCTCTCCCAGTTCGCGGAGGGGATCTTCTACGAGACCAAGTTCGACACCGACGTGGCTCCCGCCGGGTTCCTCGACGCGGTGACCCAGGGCGACGGCATCGTCCACGTCTTCGAGGACCCGAACACGGGTAGGGTGGCGATCGAGCGCGTGGTGCCCGGCGAGTTGTGGGTGGACACCATCGACGGGCTCTACGGGGCGCCGACCCAGATGCACCGGGTGAAGATCATCGAGCGGTCGAAGCTCATGGCCTTCGCCACCGACGAGGACGGGAAGATCGACAAGAAGAAGGCCGACATCATCAACCGAGCCGAGAACGCCGGGAAGGAGTTCCTCGGGTCCGTCAACCAGTACGTGTCCGACGGCATCGCGGTGGTGGAGTCGTGGAAGCTGCCCACCTCCCTGAAAGCCGACGACGGGGCGCACACCATCGTCCTGGAGACCGGGGTGCTGGTTGACGAGAAGTGGAAGCGGATGCGCTTCCCCTTCGCCCACTTCACATGGAAGAACCGCATCTACGGCTGGCACGGGGCGTCGCTGGTCGAGGAGCTGATCGGTACGCAGGTGGAGATGAACCACCTGCTCTACATGATGCAGAAGGCCTTCCGTCTCATGGCGGCGTTCAAGGTGGTGATCGAGAACGGCACCGTGCCGGACAGCCACATCAACGACAAGATCGGAACGATCCTCCACGTCCCCAAGGGCTCGCAGGCTCCGTCCTACCTCACCCCGCCCGCGCTCAACCCGCAATACTTCGAGCACTTCGAGCGGATCAAGGCCCGTGGGTTCGAGATCGCCCGCATCTCCCAGCTTTCCGCGACGGGCGTGAAGCCAGCCGGCCTGGACTCGGGCGAGGCGCAGCGCGTCTACCACGACATCGAGAGCGAGGGGTTCCAGGCCGTCGGCCACCGGTACGAGCAGTTCCACCTGGACGTGATCCAGCTTGCACTGGACGTGGTGCGAGAGATCACGGAGCGAGATGGTGGCTACCCGCTCAATGTGCCGGTGTCATCGTCCGCCCTGCCGGGGGTGAAGTTCCTCCGGTCCATCGACTGGAAGGACGTGGACCTCCCCGAGGACGGCTACGTACTTCGTGCGTACCCGATCTCTGCGCTGCCCTCCACTCCGGCCGGGCGGCTGGCCACCGTGTCCGAGCTTGCGCGCGGTGGGTACATCGACCAGGGCACCGCCACCAAGCTCATGAACTTCCCCGACCTGACCCAGGTGATGACGCTCCTGGGCGCGGCGGAGGATTGGATCATGTCCCGCCTCGACGACATCATCGAGAAGGGCGAGGGCGGGTACGACCCGCCGGATCCGCTCATGAACCTCCAGCTTGCCGAGACCCTCTGCGTGCAGGAGATCGCGGTGGGGTCGGCGAACAAGATGGAGGAGGAGAAGCTGATGCTCCTCCGCGAGTGGCTGATGCAGGTGAAGTACCAGCAGGGCCAGGCGGCTACCGCCGCGCCGCAGGCGGCGCAGCCGGCAGCCATCGCATCGAGTGCAGGGATGGGCGTGATTCCGGACATGGGCGCCGGGTCGCCGATGACCGGGGGCGCGCTCCAGGGACCGCCGCAGGGACAACCGCAGCTACCGATGTAGGAGGAGTAAGACATGCCGATCGAGGGAAGCATTACGCCGTCGGGCGCCGTGCCCGTGGCCAAGACGCCGCAGGTGTACAAGATCTCCGAGAGCAGCGCCCCGCCCATCCGGGAGGAGACCCCTCCTGACCGGGGGGACCAGAAGCCCGTCCTCACGCCGGACGCCAAGGCTGCTGCCGCTGTTGCGGAGACCGCGAAGCCGGCCGAGCCTGCGAAGGCTGCGGAACCCGCCAAGCCGGAAGGGGAGCCCGCGAAACCCGAGGAGCCCAAGGAGTTGGAGTCCTGGCGGGTGGCGGCTCTCGTCCAGAAGGACAAGGCCATCCGGGAGCGGGCCGAGGCGGCGAAGAAGATGGAGGCTGCGCTCGCCGAGCGGGAGGCGAAGCTCAAGGAGCAGGAGGAGATCCGGTCGAACAAGGACAAGGCCTTCCGGGCCAACCCGCTCCTGGCGCTCAAGGAGCTTGGTTGGGACTACAACAACCTCTCCGAGTTCGTGGCCAAAGGTGGGTTCACCCCCGAGCAGCTTCAGGCCCTGGAGCTTCAGGGCATCAAGGAGCAGGTGAAGACCACGCAGGAGATGCTGGTCGCCCAGCGGCAGGCGCTGGAGGAGCAGCGGGCGGCGGACCTGAAGGCGATGGAGGAGCGGGAGGTGGCGTCGCGCACGGCCGAGGAGCAGCGAGCCGTGCAGGACTTCCAGAACGACATCAAGCAGGTGATCGAGGCCAGCCCGGAGGAGTTCGAGCTTCTGAACCAGGCCAGGGACGCCAGCGTGCGTGCGATCTTCTCGCGCATCGAGAAGCACTACGAGACGACCGGGAAGCAGCTTTCGGTGAAGGACGCCGCCGCTGCCGAGGAGAAGCTGATCTTCGAGCAGCTTCAGAAGATCGTGGCGGGCTCCAAGAAGTTCGCGGCGGCTGCGCCGGCCCCAGGGCAGCGCCGCGCGCCGTCACCTACCCTGTCCAACAAGGGGACCGTGGTCCCGGCCGCGACCGAGGGGCAGGGGCGAGAGACCGAGGCCGAGCGCCGTCGGCGGGTGGCGAACGAGATCATCGCTATCCGGGAGAAGCTGCGCGGATGACCATCTCCAACGTCATCAAGGGCGCCATCGGGAAGTACCTGCCGAAGCGGCGCAAGGCCCCCACGCCCGACGAGGTGGGGGAGAAGTACGGACACCTGCCGCAGGACCACAAGCGGCGGGCCCTGTGCAAGGAGGCGTTTGAGGCGGGGCTGGAGTTGATCGCCAAGGACGAGGTGTTCGCGCGGCTCATGGCGGCTGGCTTGAACGAGTGGTGGAAGCAGTTGGGTCCGCTGACCCGGGACGAGCGGCGCGCTACCTACATGCGCGTACAGGAGTTCGCCAAGGCCTACTTGACACGCAACGGAGATCCGGCAGAATCGCGGAAGTAGTGCCCGAAGTAAGCGATGCGACGCGCGTGAAGTGACCCGCGCACGGCAGTGATCGTTAGATTGACATCACGATCCACCGTGCCCCGACCTCGGGGCGTCGCACCTACTTCGGAGATTCACGATGGCGCTTACCGCATACGGCTCATTCCAAGACGCACTCGACTCAGGCGCGTCAAAGTTCTCGGTCCTTCAGCCGATCCTGAAGGAGTACTACGGACCGCAGCAGATCAAGAACCTCGTCTACAAGCGCAACAAGTGGCTGGCGATGGTGCACAAGGAGGAGGACTGGTCCGGCCTCGTGGTGCCCATCCCGGTCATCTACGGCAACCCGCAGGGCGGCAGCGCCACCTTCTCGAACCTCGTGTCCAGCGGCTCCGGCACCAACCAGGTGACCGGTTCGTCTGCCATCCGGTTCGTGATGCAGTGGACCCAGGACTACGCCCTGGCGGTGATCTCGAACCTCGTCAACCTGGCCTCGCGCAACGACGCGGGCGCCTTCCTCAAGGCCGTCCAGAACGAACTCAACGGCGCGCTGCGCACCGCTGAGAACCGGCTGGCGGGCGGGATGTTCCGCTCGAACACCGGCACCATCGGCGCTTCGGCGGCGGCGGTTTCGACCGGCGTCATCACCCTCTCCGACCCGATGTCCGTCACCCAGTTCGAGGTCGGGCAGAAGCTGGAGGCTTCCAACACCGACGGCGGCGCTGGGCTCGGTGGTCCGGACTTCGGCTACGTCATCGCCGTGAACCGCTCCACCTCCAAGATCACCGTGTCCACCACTCCCGGTGGCGCGGCGGGCAACCCGACCGGCTGGACCGGCGGCGCCGCGTGGTTCTACCGCGTGGCTGGCGACCGGAACCTGAAGCTCTACGGCCTGGCCGACTGGCTGCCGCAGACCGACCCGACCGGCGGCGAGTCGTTCAACGGCGTGGACCGCTCCAAGGACCGCACCCGTCTCGCCGGCATCTACTGGGACGGCTCGGGTCAGACCATCGAGGAGGCGTTCATCGACGCCGCCGCCCTGGTCGCCCGCGAGGACGGCAACCCGGAGCTTGCCCTCACCAACCACACCTCGTACGCGGCGCTGGAGAAGGCGCTGGGCTCGAAGGTGAACTACGTGAACTACGAGCACGCGGAGGCTCAGGTCGGCTTCCAGGGCATCCGGGTTCACGGCGCGGACTCCGAGATCAACCTGTTCGCGGACCGCAACTGCCCCGGCAAGACCTCGTACCTCATCGACCCCGACAGCTTCACCCTCGGCTCGATGAAGCCCTGCCCGCACATCCTCACCGAGCTTGACGGGCTCACCGAGCTTCGTGACCCGAACGCGGACGCCATGCAGATCCGCATCGGGTCGTACGCCATCCTGGCGTGCAACGCCCCCGGCAAGAACGCCGTCCTGAAGCTCCAGGCGTAACGTGGTGTAACCCCAGGGCCGCCAATGGTGGCGGCCTTGGGGACACTCCGCAATATCTGCATTGAAAGGGAGAGCACCACATGTCGAGCAAGTGGATGGCCAACCGAGTCTACTCGGCTGAGAAGGACCGCAAGATCATCACGATGCGCCTCACTGGTACGGGCGCCAGCACCGCGACGCTGGACACCGCCAACTCCAAGGGGGTTGCGGCGATCACCCGCAACTCCGTCGGCAACTACGACATCCAGTTCGGCAACTCCATCAACGGGGTGATCGTTCCGGACCCGTTCGTGAAGGTGCTGGACGTGAACGTCACGCTGTTCCTGGTGGCGACCTACGGGCCTGCGACCTCCGTCACCCAGGCCTACGTCGTCAACGGCAGCAACGCGGTAAACAGCACTGGCGTCGTCCGGATCATCTTCGTCGCTGCGAACGGCACCAACGCGGTGGACATCGCCAACACCGACATCGTCACCGTGACGTTCACGATGGGCGACTCGACGGCGCCGTAAGGTGAACCCATGACGGACTTCACCAAGATGCTCGCCAAGCAGAAGGGCGAGCCGAAGAAGAAGATGGCCGAGGGCGGGGAAGTGGAGAGTGCGTCCGAGGTGGGCGCCGAACTGAAGCTCGCCGCGTACGAGGTCATGGACGCGATGGGCACCGGGTTCGGTGGGGACGGCGACAGGGCGGAGAAGGTGGCGAAGGCCCTGAAGGCGTTCTTCCTCATCGTGGACGCGGAGCCTCACAAGGAAGGCGGGGAGTAGTCTCCGTGCAGACAACGGGCGGGGCTGGGCGGTGCAAGCGCCTGGCCCCGCCGTTTCATTGGTGATCCATGGCCTACGAGCGCACGTGGCAGCCGGCGAAGTTTGGGCCCTGGACCCCGGCCTCCTATCAGGAGGAGACCCAGAAGATGCTCTGGCTGATGAGCGCCTTCCTGATGGGGAAGACCGGGTACGGCACGCCCACGGCCGGCAGCAAGTGGACCTGCATGGGCTCCTCGGCGGGTGGGGCCGGCGCCATGGACGGGGTGGACCGCCTGGGCGCGTCCTACGGCGCCGTGGCGTTCACCCTGGTGGCCAGCAACGGCAGCGACCACGGGTGGATCGTGCTGCGCAGCCCCACCGCTTGGGGCGGGACGTACATCTACCTGCTGCTGTCGGCCAACATGGCCGGGGGTGGCACGGGGTCCTGCACGATCATCATCAGCACGGCGGCGTTCACGGGAGGCAGCAACACCACCGACCCGACCACGACCGGAGCCAGTTTCGGGACCAGCACCGCCTCGGCTGCCGTCGAGCCCAGCGCCACGGACTACGTGAACCCACGGCGGGCCTACTTCAACCTGACAACGGACGGCTCGTTCTGGTTCGCCATGAGCCGCGCCGGCGCGGCGGAGTCCTTCCTGGCAGTGATCAACCCCACGCTGTGCAAGGCGCAGGACTCCGTGCCGGTGTGGGCAGTGCAGATGGGCGTCACCAACGCCCCCAACTCCGTCCAGTATCCTCTTTGCACACTCGCCGGTACCTTCAAGTCTACCAAGAACTATGCTGGTGCCTCCGGTTACCAGCAGGTCCTGCTGGCCGCCCTGCCGTTCGCACGGCTGGACATGGTGGACACCAGCGCCCCCGACTTCCCGACGTGGGTGCTGGTGGTGGACTCGACGACCAGCGTGAACGTGTCCAGCACGACGAGCTGGCACGCTCGTGGCCGACTCCCGGACATGGGTCTGCTTTCGTCGGCTGCGAACGGCTCCACGCCCATCGTCTTCGGAAATACCTTCAAGGATCTGAACGGGAACGTGGAGTTCGTGTCGGCGGGGCAGATGATCCTTCCCTTCAACGAGGCGCTGGTCTAGGACTGTGGCGGACTACGCACGAGAGGGGTTCATGGTGCCCACGGCGATGACCCTTCAGACCGATCCGCCTACCATCCCCCTGTTGGTTTTGGGGCGCATTGGCGGCATCGGGTTTCAGTACACAGGCGGGATCATTACCGTAGTGGCCACCTACCCGAAGGTCACGCTCAACTTCGATCGCCCCATGGTTTACAACGGGGACTACGTGGACAACGTCAACGGGAACCCGTTCAGCATCGCCGCGCCGGCGTTGGCTGTCGATACTCGATCCATCGATGTCCCAATCGCGGTGCACTCTGTGCCGTCGGCAGTGACGGGGGCGGAGGTCGCGGAGTACAATCGGTCTACCGCGCCTGTTGGCGGTGAGGTTGTCAACATGAGCGTACCAGATGCGCCGACGGGCGGAGAGGCGGTGAGCGCGTAATGTCCAACAAGGTGCTGTGGCCGGCGAGCAGCGACCCCACGGTCACGAGTTACGTTCTCCAGTCCTCGCCGGACAACGTGACGTGGTCTCCGCTTACCACGATCGCAAACAACATCTCGAACCCGGCGCTGTACGACACCGTCTTGGCCCGGTTCTTCTACGTGGACGCTGGTGGGATCACCACTACGTGGTACCGCCTTGCGTCGGTGAACGGGGTGGGGCAGTCCCTCTGGTCGGCGCCGTTCGAGGCCGCGCAGAGCTTGCCGTCCGTGGTTGGGTACGGCGGGGCGACGACTTTGGCGGGGATTCGTCTCAACGCGCAGCGGGAAGCGGACATGGAGGCGGATCCCCACGTGTCCACGGACGAGTGGAACGCGTGGATCAACGCGTCCAGGTTTGAGTTGTACGACCTGCTGATCACTCGCTTCGGGGAGGACTACTACACGGCCAGGGCCCAGATGACGACGGATGGCAACGACTACCTGCCGCTGCCTGACGGCAGCCTCTACGGAGGTGCTCCGCCGTTCTACAAGAGCACCCTGGTCGAAGCCCTTACTGGCGCGGGGGTGATGACCCCAGTCACCCTGTTGCAGTTCAACCTGCGGGAGAAGAACCGGTACAACTTCCCCTTGTACGCCACCACGGCTGGCTTCATGCTGCCCCGGTATCGATTCGTCGGGGACCGGATCATCTTCACTCCGAAGCCTGCCACGGGTATCGTGGTGCAGGTGTGGTATGCGCCGAAGCTGGCCCCGCTGGTGAACGATACGGACGGGGCTGAGGACTGGTCGGGTTGGCTGGAGTACGCGGTCGTCGATGCGGCCATCAAGGCGCTGGGGAAGCAGGAGCGAGATGCCTCGCTACTCATGTCGCGGAAGAAGGACCTAAAGGATCGCATCGAGCTGGCGGCGCAGAACCGGAACCCCGGGGAGCCGAACACGGTGAGTGAAACGAACACGGACTCTCTCTTCGGCGTGCCCGGCATGACTGGGCTCTACAACTGGATGGCGTGATGGCGTACAAGCGCCTGCCAGGAGTTCGTTCCGGGGAAGAGGTGGCGGATCGCAATCTCGATTCCCAGCGAAGCGTGTTGGATCCTGCCCTCAAGAAGTTGGCTCGACTCACTGCGCGGACGACGGTAACTGGAGCCAAGGGTGGGAACGCGGCGCTGGCTTCACTCATCTCGGCGCTTGTTTCGGCTGGGGTCATCACGGACAAGACCACCTGACATGCCCCTTCAGCGACAGAATGTCCCTGCGCCCTTCGCGGTAGGTCCGCAGGACAAGGTGGACCCAAAGCAGTTGGATCTGAAGGCCGTGCAGCTTGTGGAGAACGGCCGATACATCAAGGAGGGAAAGATCCAAAAGAAGCTCGGTTCGACGCTGGTCGGGGCTCCGCCGTTTTCGTCGCCGAAGTGCGTGACCTCGCTGGGCGATCAGCTGCTTGTTCGAGACGCCGCAGGATTGAAGAGCCTTGGTACTGGATCGTACGCTCCAGGGTCGTCTCTCCAGCCATGGTTGGACAAGGGGTGGATGCCGCCGTTGTCGGTGAAACGATCCGACGTGCGCAGAGGGCCTGGGACCGTATCGAAAGTGGCTGTGGCGGTAAACGCCGCGCTTGGTCTGGAGATCTACGTCTTCGACCAGCAGACCGCCGCTAGCAATGCGCTGGTGTCTCCGCCGATCACCAAGACGTATATCGTGCGGGACACCGCTACGGGACAGATTCTCGGAAGCGGAACGCCTCCGAATACGGGCGGGGTGACACGGGTGTTCGCGGTTACCAAAGGGTTCTTGATCCTTGATCAGAACTACGCCGCGCTTGTGGACTACGCTACTCTCACGGTGGGTGTCAGCGTATCGCTGCTTGGGCAGGCTGGCGGTGACGCCTGCCAACTTGCAGCCGTTCCGGGGCAGCCGGACGTGGTGTTGGTGGCTTCCATCACAGCAGGTACCCCGAACTTCGCCCTGGCGAAGGTGTCGGTCGATGCCACTACCGGATCGATCACGATGGGCACTCCGGTTACGATCACTCCATTTGCGTTGGAGGAACTGTACGGGCTTGGGATGTTCGTGAATGTCGATGGCAGCGTGGTAATTGGGACGACGTCGTATAACATGGCCGGATCCCCCAAGTACATGCGCCTTCGCTTCACCGTGGTTGATCCGAACACATTGGGTACGTCCTACCTGGGCACGCTGGTCAAGGCAGACTTGTACGACCCTGGTTATTCCGCTGGCCTGGCCAACGTGGCGGTCTATGGCTCCGTGCGAGGTGGAGTGCACGACGGGGTCGGGTACATCCTTTGGGAGCGTGATGCGGAGCCTGGGTCGCCGACGTACACGATCAATCAGGATTTCGGCTATTCGACGTGGGCCGTTCGGCTGACTTCGTACGCGTCCCCTGGCGCAGCTTTCAAGTTGGCTGGTGGCATCCGGCCGGTCAGCGCGGTGTGTACGGTAGCGGGAATTGGGTACTTCCTCGGCGTCAACGACCCGTCTCCGTACTTGTCCGCCAACAAACCGATCGCGCAGGGGCGCACATTTTTGTTCGACCTGGCTGGCAACGTGTTGGCCAGGGTCGGCAATGACGGCTCTGCGGCGATCGGCGCGGTGGCCACGTCGCTCGGGGTCAACTTGACGGGTCCGTGCGCGACCGGGCAACTGTGCGCGTACGGTACCGTCTTGCACGCCGCTGTGGGCATCCAAGAAGACATCACCATTGCGCGACTTGGGTTGGCGGTCTGCGACTTCGATCTGTCCGGGGACAGCCTGGTGAGGTCCGCTAGGGAACTTGGTGGCTCCGCCTTCTTTGCTGGCGGCGGCATGCTGTGGCAGTACGACTCTGCGAACGTCGTGGAGCAGGGCTTCTCCCTGTACCCAACCATCAAGACCGTCGCGTTTGGCAACGCTTACGCGGGGGGGCAATCGACCGGCAAGGTGTACCGGTACATGGCGGTTTACGCCTGGACGGACGCCGCGGGTGCGGTGCACCGGTCCGCCCCGACGGAGATCGTGGTAGCCAGCGCTGTGCCTGCGCCGACGGGGCCGTACACGGATTCAGTGGCCATGGTGTCCGTAACTTCGCTGTGGGCCACACGTAAGACTGACGTTAGGATCGAAATCTATCGCAACACTGAAGCGGACCCCGACAACTATCATTTTGCGTCGGAGACGCCCAATGACCCGACCAAGGACTACACGGCTTGCTGGGGCGGCGGCTTGGACGCGACGATTGCCAGCAACGCTCTCATCTACACGACGGGGGAGCAGAAGGCCTGGCCGGCGCCCGTTCCGAGAGCCCTGACGGTATTCAAGAACCGACTGTGTGCGATCGACGCGGAGCTTCCGTCTCGGGTGTGGTACTCGAAACAAGTCTTCCCCGGGCAGGCCGTGGAGTTCTCGCCGTTCTTCTACAAGGACATCGACCCCAGTTCGGACGGCCCCGTGACTGCGCTCGGCGTGCTGGACGACAAGTTGATCTTCTTCAAGCGGGACGTGTCGTTCTTCATGACGGGGGACGGCCCAGCGCCCAGTGGGTTGGACGACGATTTCTCCACCCCAATTCTGATCAACACCAACACGGGGTGCGTCGCTCCGGAGAGCGTGGTGACGGCGGGTCCGGGTATCGTCTACCAGAGTGCCAAGGGGATCTTCATTCTGGATCGATCCCTTAGAGATCAGTACATCGGAGCATCGGTCGAGAACTACACCATGGACGACGCCGGGGTGTACGAGGTGTCGGACGCGATCCTGATGCCTGGGGCCACGGAAGCCAGGTTCGCGGTGCCCTCCAAGAGCGTCGTGCTGACGTACAACTGGGTGTTCAACCGTTGGAGCGTGGCGACAGGCGTAACGCCGGTCAGCATCGCGCTGTGGAAGAACGAGCAGGTTCTTCTCACGAGTACCGGCAAGGTGTTGAAGGAGACGCCTGGCACGTTCACGGACGACGGGGCGCACGTTCCGCTCAAGATCACTCGTGGGTGGATGTCCTTCGCCGGGCTGTCTGGTTTTCAGCGGGTCTACAAGATGATCATACTTGGGGACTACTTGAGTTCCCACCAGTTGCGGGTCACCATCGCCGTGGACTACAACGAGGACCCGGTGCAGGTCGTGACGTTGTCTCCGGACGATGTGAATGCGCCAGGCTTGGTTGGCGGACTCGCCATGCCTCTCGGTGGCGGCGGGATCCCCGCCTATCAGTACCGGATCCACATGCTGCGGCAGAAGTGCCAGGCCATTAAGGTGTGGATCGAGGAGCTTCCCCCGGTTGCTGACCCGGGTGAGGGGCTGTCGCTGTCGGGACTCACGTTCGAGGTCGGGGCCCTGCCTGGTGTGGCGCGGCTTCCCAGGGCGCAATCGGCGGGGTAAGATCCGCACTGGAGGTACGAGATGGGCTTCGGGGACTGGCTGTCGGACAACATCGGTGGCATCGCGCTGGCTCCCGTGACCGGAGGGGCTTCGCTGCTTGGCGGCAAGGGCGGCATCGCCGGCGGGATCAACAAAATTCTCGGCGCCAACAACCCGACGCAGTACGACACTGGCGGGTACGACTTTCTCAACAACACGCTTCAGGGGCAGATCCGTGGCGAAGGCCCGAATCTCGCGGAGAAGCAGCTTGAGCTTGCCGCTGGCAGGTTGGGGCAGCAGGGTGCGGCTGGCGTCGCGGGGGCGAAGGGCATCAGTCCTGGCTTGAAGCAGCAGATGGTGCTCGACCAGCAGGGCAAGCTCGGATCCTCCCTGGGCGCTCAGAGCGGACTCCTGCGCATGCAGCAGCAGCTTGCCGCGCAGCAGCAGCTTGCCGAGCTTCTGCGGTCCAGCATGGGTGTGAACGCAGGTGCTGCGGCGCAGAACGCGCAGTTGAACGCGGGACTGATCGGTGGAATCATGAATGGCGCCGGGGCGGCGCTGGGCATGGCCGAGGGCGGGCAGGTGCCGCACATGGACGCTGGCGGTTACGCTTGGAGCCCCAGCATTCCTGGCGGTCTCGCCGAGCAGAACCTCTACGGGTTGCTGGATACGTTGGGTCCGGTGGGGCCTGGCGTCTCAGAGCCTGCGCAGGTTCAGATGCCTGCGGACGCGGGGCTGATGATGCCTCAGCAGGGGATTCCGTTGCCGGAGCCAGTGTCTCTTGATCGTCTTGCCAACAACATGGGCCCGTCTCCAATGGGGCAGGCCAAGAAGAAGGGCGGTGCTCCTGGCGGACAGTCCGGCATGGGGGACTCGATGCCGGCGTTCCAGCGCGGGGTGGCCAGCACCCGCATGCTTGCGGAAGGCGGCCAGGTTCCGAAGTCGATCCAGGAGTTCGACGCCTGGCGTCCCCCGGAGTACCCACTGCCTGAGGCCGGGCAGCTTGGCTACGAGGGGGAGACGGCGAAGAAGGAGCGGGCCAAGAAGGAGGCCGCGAAGAAGGCGGCTCCGTCCATGGCCCAGTCCAAGGCTCGCGGAGGCCCGGTGTTCATGTCCGACGGCTCCGTGCCCGGCAGGGCCAGCGTGCCCGGAGACAGCTACCAGAACGACACCGTGGAGGCCGTGCTATCCCCCGGGGAGATCGTCATCCCGCGCTCCATCGCTCAGTCCCCCAACGCTCCCGACGAGGCGCGGGCTTTCGTGGAGCACCTGATGCGGCAGAAGGGGGCGGGGTTCTCCAAGGTCGCCAAGGCTCGCAGCAGGTTGGCTGAGGGCGGGGAGGCGAAGGACGGAGGGGAGGCCGACGTAGAGGTCTCCGGAGGCTTCGGAGGTCAGGAGGAGGCCGACAGGGGGCTGCGGGAGGCGGGGTGGCTGTCGCAAGCGCAGCGCGAGTCGTACCTGGAGGCGGCGATGGCGCGGGCGCATTACGAGGCTGTGATGTCGGCAATGCGAGGTATGATGGAAGAGCCTTCTCGGATGTTCCTCGCCCCGCCTCCTCCGACTGTGAGTGGGTATACGGGCACTGTCAAGGTCGCACCGAACGTGTACCGTGTTGGCATTCAGGGCAAGGCAGAAGGCGGTGAGATCGAGAAGGAGGCGAAGGCCAAGTCCAAGGAGGGTCCCAATAGTTCGTGGGATCCTTTCACGGCCCTCGACAACATCCATGAGGGCGCGGGGGCGTTCGTGCACTCCCTGGTGCGGCGGGCCATGAAGGGTGCGGAGCAGGGTGACCAGGGCGAGGGTCAGGTCGAGTCCGCGCGGCGCGTGGTGAAGGCCAAGGAAGAGGCGGGCAAGGCTGCGAGCGAAGCCAACCGGTAGGACAGATGCCCCTCAAGTCGCAGGCGCAGCGTGGCTGGATGTGGGCCAACAAGCCGGCCATGGCGAAGCGTTGGGAGAAGGAGACGCCCAAGGGGCCGCTGCCGAAGCACGTGCAGCACAAAGCCGAGGGCGGCGTCATTGACGAGGATGACAAGTTCCTCACCCTCGACAACGGCGCTGTGATCGCCAAGGCCGGGCTCAAGCCCACGTTCAGGCTGCCGGGGTACCCGGAGAAGCCGCAGCCCGTGGCGCCGCCTGCGCCCGCGTATCAGTCCTCGTTGTCGATCCCAGACGCGGCCCGAGGCGCGGCTGAGACCGTGGCCGGGCTCGTCTCCCCCACCTCTGGCAGTCCCGGGGCGTCGCTGGTGGCAGGGGTGCGGTCGCTTCTTCCTGGCAGCCCGGGGTACCAGGAGGAGTTGACCCGGTATAACGAGGCTGCGGCGCCAGGAGTGTGGTCGGCACCGAGTAGCGTGATGACCCGTCCCGGGGTGGCTTTTGCCAATCTGGATACCGAGCAGGGGAAGGCGGCGCAGGAAGAGCTTGCGGATCGCGGTATGGCAGTTGCCGCTGGCGCGGGGACTCAGGCGCCTTCGATTGCCGGTCCGGTGAAGTTCTACTCCGCTCTCGATCGGTATGTGGAGGGCCTCAAGGTCAACAAGATGCCGGCGGACCAGTGGGTCCGTACGCTGACGTCTGGCAAGATCCCGAACCTCCGGGCTGAGGAGTTGCAGGCGCGGGGCGTGCACGGATTCTTGCAGGATCAGTTTCACGGATCAACCCTTGAGGGGATGACCGTTTCGGATCCTTCACGTCAGATCACGAAGTCGGAGATGCTGGCGTATCTACAAGATCACCCGATGCCAGTCAAGATGTCCATGCTGGGCATCACGTCCGAGAATGATCCATCTTACGTACACGAGCCAATGCTCGGGCAAACACAGAATGACGCTGCCCCATCCTCTTGGAGGATCGTACACAAGTCTGGACAGGAAGTGCTGGACGCTGCTGGGAACCCCCTGCGCTTTTCGGATCCGCACGAGGCGCATGTGCAGGCCGCAGTGTTGTCGAGGCAAGCAGTGGACCCTGGCTACCAACTGCTGCCCGAGCGGGCAAAGCAGCTTGTCGCTTTGCGCTCGGACATGTTCAAAGCGCTCGACGAGCGCAACGCCGCGACGCGCGCGGCGTTCACATCGCTCGACGGCAACGCAGAGTGGATGCCGCAGGTTCACGCGGATCAAGAGGCGCTGCTGCGGAAAGATTTTTTTTCGGGAACGCACAAAGATCCAGTGAGCGGCAAGAACATGACGCTTACTGAGACACAAAGGGATCTCATCGAAGAGGTGTTTCGCAAGTCAGGATCTTTGGGCCAAGCCAGAAAAGCGTCTCATGATCAACGATTGAATTACGGCCTGGTGTTCGGAGAGCCTGTTCAATACGAACATCTTTTTCGTGGCCCGAAGAATCTCCCCTACGCCCCGGGTACGTACCGCGAGCATCTCCTGCACTCCCCACTGGCTGAACCTTGGAGGGCGGACCACTACGAGGGCGCCAATTTGGACAGGGGCCTCGTCGCGGACATGACCACGGCAGAGGTCACGTTCCCGGACGGCAAGAAGGCTACTCACCAGATCGAGGGACAGAGTGATCTTCACCAGACCGGACTGGACGAGGGGTACGCCAACCCGGGGCGCGCGGAACACTTCACGCGCAGGTCGGTCAAGCTGGCAGACGACGCGATGAAGGCGCCGCCTCGCGCGTCCCCTTACGGCAACAACGAGTGGGAAAACCTGAACATGAAGCGCCTCATTGCCGAGGCGATCAACAACGGGCACGAGTACATCTCGTGGTCGGACGGGGCTACGGCCGCGGATCGGTGGAGCGCGCTACATCGAAACGTGGCGGGGGCGCGGTACAACGCGAACCTTAGGCGGCTCACGCTTGTCGATCCGGATTCGCACACGCTGACCCTTGCTGATGATATCAAGCCGGACAAGCTACGCCTGATGTTCTCGAAGTCGGAAGCAGATGCCCTGTTGGACCCAGGTGCACAGGCACGTGGTCGCAGCAGTGCCATCACGTTCCCTGAGCCCCGCGACATGGTTGACCCGGAGCACTGGGGTCACGTGGAGATGTACGACAAGCGGAACGTGGGAGCCGCGAAACGATTGTTGGGCAAGGGCGCAGAGATCGAACTTGTGCCAGCGACGCATCTGAGTGAGTGGAATGTCGGCGGCCGGATCCAGTGGCAGGCGGATCATGCGCGCGATACGCAGGTGTTGGCGCTCGGGGAGCGACTCCAGAAGGAGTTCGAGAGGATCAACCCCAATCTCAGCGAGCGTGTGGGCAGTGGGATTGCGGATCAATACTACAAGCTACGCGACGCGGGGGCCGCGACCCCGGAGCTAACTCGTATGTACGACGAGTGGCGTGAGGCCGCGAAGGCGTACGAAGACAGCAAGATCCCATACGTGGATGGCGTGAAGTACCCGGACGTTCAGTCCGCCAAGAAGGCCGCCTACGAACGGTACGCCCCCAAGGCCTGGCGGGCTCGCATCACTCCCGAAGTACGTGCTAAGATCCAATCTGAAGGGCTGCCCTTCGCCGAAGGTGGAGAGGTTCCAGACATGCGTGAGACCGACACCCACTTCCATGTGGGGTCCTACCGGATCTCCAAGAAGGGGCTGAACAAGCCGACGGCGGAGTCCATCCGGCAGTACCTCGCCTGTGGCGGCAAGGTACAGAAGCCGAAGCAGCACCTCGCTGGCGGTGAGTTCGTCCTCCCCGTGCCTCCCGATGCCGAGGCGGCGACACGGGTGAACCCGGGCATCCCGATGTCGGCCGAGCCCGGGGCCTGGAAGCAGCAGGCTCCGATCGACCCTGTGGCCGTTGGGCAGGCAGCGGGGGCTGCGGTGCAGCAGGCTACTTCCAACCCTGTGCGGGATCTGGCCAACCAGTCGGCGGCATCGGCAGCGGCGAACAACGCGCAGCTTCCCGGGCTCATGTCTGGAGTTGGGCCCATCGGGGCTGGGGGTGTGAGCGACGAGGCCCTTCAGTTCGGTGTGCAGCCGGCTCCCGAACCGCCGCCTCTACTGGCCGCGCCGTCGCATGCTACTGGGGCCCCAGTTCCCGGGTCCGCCACTGGCATACTGCCGACCCATATGCCCGGTGCGCCCGTTGCTGGGGCGACCCCGGCACCTCCTCGCAGGCTGACGGCCGAGGAGCAGTACCAGCAGTACACGAATCAATTCAGCGGCCCGCTGGCGCTTGCCAACCAGGGGCTCGCGGAGTTCGGATCTGCGGCTCGAACGGCGGCATCGGAGAAGTCTGCCGGTATGCAACTGGCGGCGGAGGTCCAGCGGCACAACGCGGAGGCCCAGGAGAAGTCGCTTCAGGACGTGAACCTCATCACGGGAAAGCTGCGCGCCCAGCAGCAGGCGATGTTCGAGCGTGTCGCCAACAATCAGATCGATCCACGCCGCTTCCTCAATGACCGAACCACTGGCGAGCGGATCATGGGTGCGATCGGCATGGTGCTGAGCGGTGCGGGGTCTGGACTCACTGGGCAGCCGAACCTGGCCGTGCAGGTCGTGCAGGCTGCGATCGACCGTGACATCGCGGCGCAGAAGACCAACCTGGAGAAGGAGCAGACCCTTCTCGGCTACAACATCCAGCAGACGCAGAACGAACTGGCAGCGGCGAAGTTCACACAGGCGGCGCTTTGGAACATCTACGCGGCGAGGCTGGAAGCCAACAAGGATCAGTTGGCGGGGCAACTGGCCATGCCGGAGGCGCTTGCTCAGATCGCCAACGCCAAGGTCCAGGCTTCCCAAGCGCAGAGCCAGGCCGTCCTGATGATGCAGCAGGCAGCGTCGAACAAGATCAATGCGCTCATGGGCGTGTCGTCGTACCAGGCCCTCCAGCGACTCATCGCTGACGGGCACGCAAGCCCCGAGGACTACCTGCTGTATCCGGAGAACATTCGCAAGCAGTTCGTGAAGGAACCGGCGCGGGTTCCGGTGTGGGTGAAGGATCCGAAGACCGGGCAGACCGTGCACGCCACGGACGAACACGGTACGCCTCGGTACAACATGGGGTACAACCTGCGAGTGGTCGGCAACCCGGAGTTCAAGCCGGAGAGCGTGCAGGCGAAGTACGAACCGATCGGCGACGCCATGGCTGCCATGCAGGCGTACAAGCAGTTCGTGGCCGAGCACCGTGGTGGCTCGTGGGATCCCGGCGTCCAGCAGCAGGCCCGGATCAGAGCGGAGCGTCTCGATACTGCGCTCCGGCACGTGATGACCGGGGAAGACAAGCCCTACAAGAACATCACCGAACAGATCACCAGGTTGGTGACTGTTCCTGCGGGCGTCGGCAAGGCTTTCTGGAATGAGCATGCGCGTACGATCGAGGAAGTCGAGCAAATTCTCGACGCCCGCTCTGCCAACATCACCAACCAGTACACTTGGAACAATGATCGGCCAATGATGCGATGAGCGAACCTCAAATCCCAAACATCCTGCTGCGGGCCCCTGACACGGGGGAAGTGATCTCTGTACCTGCGGCTCGCGCACCTGAGTACCTGGCGCAGCGGTTCAAGCCGCTGACAGCCTCCGAGGCGCAGTTCCAGCAGCGGGTGCTGGCCCCTCCGGACTTGATGGGTCAGGCGGCGGCCTTCGGGGAAGGCGCCCTGGGCTCGGTTCTGCCCATCGTGGGCCCTGCGTTGGAGCGGGTAGTGGTGGACCCGGAGGACATCCTCCGGCGGGAGGAGCAGTTCCCTGCGGCCCACGCGGCGGGGTCTGTGGCTGGCGTGCTGGCCCCTGCGCTGGGGCAGCTTGGCCTGTTCGGCAAGGGAGTTCAGGCGGCGTCCGCGTTCACCGCTCCGACCGCCATCGCCCGTGCGGGGGAGCGCGCGGCCGGTGCCCTCACGGGTCGGCTGGCCGCAGGCGTGGCGGGTCCAGCGACTCCTTTCGCGGCGTCTGCGCTTGGCCGCATCACGGCGGCAGCTACGGACATGGGCGTGCAGTCGGCCCTGTTTGCTTCTGGCGAGATCGGCAATAGGGCGATCCTACAAGACCCGTCGCTCACGGCAGAGCACATCCTTCGGGAGGTGAAGGACGCCTCAGTCTTCGGAGCCGTGCTGGGAGGGGCGGGGTCGGCGGCGGTCTCGGCGCTTCGGGGGCTGTACGGTCCGGCGGTGCACGGGCTCGGAACCTTGGGGGTCATGGCCAGCAAGGAGTCTCCGGACGTTGCGGAGTTCGTGATCACTCATCGTCCTGAGATCGAAGCCTTCGCAAAGAAGGTGCCGGGCGGTACGCCCACCTTGATGCAGTTCAAGCCGGCCATCCAGCTTCAACTGCTCCAGAACCCTGAGGCGGCAGCGGGCATTTTCCAGATCAAGAGGGCTGTGGAGTCACTCGGCAACGCCACGCCGGCCACGGCGAAGTTCATTCTCGACAACGCCAACGTCATCGTGAAGAACGAGAAGCACGTCCTCCCTGGACTGTTGGAGGTCATCTCGGGTACAGACCCGCACACCGCACAGACGATCCTGTCGAAGTGGGGCACGTTGCCACACGACCCCGGCCAGCTTGCCATCCTGATGGAGAAGTTCGCCCCTGCGATCCGAAGCGAGTACAAGGGCGTGGACGGCGCGGTGAAGACTTTCTGGGGGACGACGCGAAAGGCCGAGATCCAGAAGCTCTTGCGGGAAGGCGTGTCCGTGGAGAACGCCGACGGGTCCACGTCGTGGTTCTTCGTGCCGCGCGAGAAGGCGAAGGAGATCGCAGAGGAGGCAGGGGCCCGGGTGCGCAATCGCATCATGGAGCTTCGCGGGGACATGGGCGGGGAGGGGCTGGAAGCTCTCGACCAGGCCACGCGAGACCGACTCGTGGCGGAGCGAGGGGCGCGCATCAAGGCTCCGGATCGTCCGATGTACGACACCACGGCGATCCGACACCTGGAGAACGTGCACGCGGAGTTCGAGGCGAAGCTCGCCACGCTGGCGCACCCGGACGATGTGTTCACGGCGATCCGCACGTTGCGCCGAGAGCTTGATCCTAAGGGTCTCGCTTGGGCGGACGACGCCACCAACAACATCAAGACCGCGACCCGAGGGAAGGTCCGGGAACTGTACACAGAGTTGAACTCCATCCTGAAGTCCCCCAAGAACTTCGGCACCATGGCGGAGCGGGAGACCGTGCTCACCAAGCTGGAGAGCAGGTTCATCGACGCGAGGGAGGCCTACGAGGAGGCCTTCATGAGCAAGAAGCTGGGGGACGTGGACCTGGGCAAGGTGGAGCGATACTTGAAGGCCACGGGGCAGGGCGGTGGGCTGCGGTACAACATGGCCGTGGACGAGTTCCTGTCTGCGTCAAGAGCCTTGTCCGACGAGATGAAGAAGTCCGGTCACGACGTGGGGGCCATGCGGGCGCTGCTGGATCAAACGGCGACCAGGGCGAGCAACCTGCGCAGTGACGGCACGCTGCAAGCTCTCGTCAAGGCTCTGAAGCGGGACGGGTTCGAGGCCATGCAGATGGCCGAGGTGTCGGCTCGTAGCGAGGCGATGCACGCGGCGGGGTACCTTGGCGTGAGCGGCCTAGCCAAGCGGGCCGTGCAGGTGCTTGAACTCCTGCGCAGCCCCTATGTGGTGGCTGGCGCATTGAACGCCATGGACCACATTGCTGGCGCGGCGCAAAGAGCACTCGACAGCAGCGTGGCCCACATCTTCCAGTCGATGGGGGCGAAGGCAGTAGCTGAAGTGGTGGATCACACTGCCTTTGAACCGTTCACGGCGCACAACTACGAAGCCAGGTCGGCGATGTGGAACCGCGCCGCGAGCAACCCGGAGTACGTTGCACAGGGCATCGAGGAGCGATTGGGTCCCACGGTGACGGTGTTCCCGCCGATCTCTGGCTGGCTCCACGTCAAGATGACCGGCAAGGCCCAGCACATGTCGAAGCAGGGCCCGAAGCCGGTGAAGATGGGCATGCTGGATCCGGCATACCGGCCCAGCGCTTCCGAGCTTCAGACGCTCAATCGACACGCCGAGGTGGCTCACGACCCCTACGTCGTGGCGAAGAAGATCGCAAGTGGTCGTATGACTGAGGACCACAAGCAGGCTCTCGATGCCATGTGGCCGGCTACCGCGCAGAAGCTCCGCGTGGCGGTGCTCCACAAGCTCTCGGACCTTGGTCCCGAGGCCCGGAAGCTGCCCCGTGCGACCCAACTCGGGCTGTCGCAGTTCCTTGGGATCCAACTTGACGGGTCCGCCTCGCCACATGCTACTCTCGGTACGCAGCGGCTCTACCAGAGCCAAGTGACCCCTCCGCAGGCCGCTCCAGTGAACGAGCGTAAGATCAAGAACGTCGAGATGAAGCACACGCAGATGATGGCCACATCGACGCAGGCCACCACTCGTCACTTGGAAAATCACAGCTAGGAGGGAAGATGTCGAACCCGATCAACTCCGACTTCGGTGCCTCGATCTTCAGCGGCACCACCATGCCCGCCACGGCCGGCACGTACTTCTCGGCCAAGCAGACGAACCCGCTGTGTAGCGGGATCAAGCTGGTGATCGACATCACCGTCACCGGCGGAAGCTCGACGGTGTTCACGATCCAAGGTGTCGATCCTGTCACTGGCAAGACCTACACCATCTTGGCCTCGGCGGCGTTGGCGGCCGTGGCGACCACGGTGCTGACCGTGTTCCCCGGCGCTCCGGTTGCCGCGAACGTGAGCGCCAACGACTACATCCCGCCGACCTGGCAGGTGCAGGCCGTGGTGACTGGCGGAACGGGCCCGACCTTCACCGTCACGGGTGCGGAGCTTATGTGAAGCGGCTCCTGCTGGCGCTACTCCTGCTGTCCACCGCGTTCGCGGATTCCCTCCCGACCGTTCGGAAGGTGGACAAGAAGCCGATCCCGGTCGGGGACAACCCGAAGTATTACATCCGTGCCACGGACTACAATGCCGTGACGGACGCCCTGACGGGCACCGGCGACCCAATCTCCGGGGCGAAGGTCACCGCCTCCGGGGGAACCACGCCGAGGAGCCTGGCGAACCGAGCGGCCGATGTCGTGAACGTATTGGACTACGGAGCGGTCGGGAACGGAGTCGCAGACGACACTACTGCCATCCAGGCGGCGATCACGGCGGCGGCTACCGGAACTGCCGCAAAAGCAGTCCGTTTCTACCCAGGGTCAACCTTCCTGGTATCGTACGCTGGGACCAAGACCGTCAGTGGCGTGGCGAACCGCTACGCACTATCCATCCCCAGCGGCGTCACGCTGGACCTGAACGGCGCCACTCTCAAGCTAGCCAGCGCCTCGAACGCAGCGATCATCATCAACGCCAACGCTGGGACCTCGACCGACAGCGACATCTCGGTGCTGAACGGGATCCTCGACGGGAACCGGGCGAACCAGACTACGCCGGCGACCGGCGAGATGGCTTGCATCTACCTGGAGGGTGTGACCAGGCCGGTCGTCGAGCACCTGACTGTGAATAATGCCAGGCAGTACGCCGGGCGCTTCCTCTCCATCGACAGCGGGAGGTTCAACTGGCTGTCCTGCTCGGGGTCGGATGGGGACTGCTGGAGCTTCGGGATCTCGGGCGCCACGCCCGGGACAGAGACCGTCCGGGACTCGCAGATCGACAACGTAGAGGCCACCGCAGCTCTAGGGACCTACACCGGGGGCTCGCTGCAAGGAAACGGCGTCATATTCACTACGGAGCGGACCCAGGTAGGCAAGGTCCGAGCGACAAACTGCGCGGGCGGGATCAAGATCCAGGACTACTCCAAGGATAGTTCCTTCGACTCCCTGACCTTCATCGGCCCAACGAACGGGAGCGCCAACAGCGGGGTGAAGGTGCAGGGGAACTCAGGCGCGTCGCTCTACCCCGAAGGCATCACCATCAACTCGATCACCTGCCGGGACGCGGTTGGGCCTGGACTGTACCTCTACTACCTCAAGAGCCTGCGGATCGGCTCCTATAAGAGCTACAACTGCGGCACGGCGAGCACGACTGCTGACGTCTTTGTGCCAGGTCCCAACTCCATCGCCAGGCTCCACATCGACCGGATCTTCTCGGAGTCACCGAAGTTCTACGGGATGAGTATCGGCGGGGCTGTTGACTACTACACCATCGGTTCGATCCACGTTCACAATACCCCTAGCCGGGCGGTACAGATCGGCGCAGCCAGCTACGGCGTCATCGGAGAGATCATCGCCAGTGACGACCAGGGCAGCCCGACGCTGACCCAGGCGCTAAACGTCACTGACTCAGGGGCCAAGGGAAAGGCGCTGGTGGTCAAGACCAACCTGGCGCATTCCACGTCCCAGCTGCGGATAGGGTTACCGGCCGCCGGCTACGACTACGAGGTGGTGAGCTACCAGGGCGGGAGCAACGCCCTGGAGGGAGTGGTCACGCTCTCCAACGGAGCTACCTCCACCAGCGTCTCGTGCGACTCCGTGTGGAGGAACTACGTCGGCGGAACGGCCGACTACATCCACCCGATCATCCAGGTGCAGCCGTTCAATTCCTCGGCCATGGCGCTCGGTGCCATGCGAGTCACCGTGACGGACGGTAGCAGCGGAACAGGATTCTCCATCAAGCACGCCTCCGCTGGGGCCTCGGACAAAGTGTATTGGAAGATCCTGGGCTGGCGGGTCGTCGCGGCTCCTGGAGCCTAGCCATGACCCTCTCCCCCGGCAGCGAGCGCAGGTCATGAGCCTCACACCCAAACCTCTCGAACTGGAAGAGCCCAAGGCGCCACGGGTGCATCCTCCGCTCGATCTGAAGAAGCCTACGCCCACGGGGGTGTGGCACTTGGCGGTGCCAGGGCGGGACGAGCATGGGAAGCCCCGAAGGCGTTGGGGCGCCAGGCCAACGGACAAGCCGTACCCGTGGGTGTACCTCATCGTTTACAAGATGATCGACCTGTTCTTCAAGATCGCTGGGGTGGCCGGGGGCGCCCTGCTGTCCTACTACCTCCTAAAGCGGTATGGGATCCCGACCCCATGAGCTTCCGCCAGCACCTTCTTGATGGCGCCTCGGTGGTGTGGCCGTTCGTGGCTCCCATGAAGGGCCCGCTGGCGCTCTTGGCAGTCGGATTCGTTCCTGCCGTCGTCGCACAGTCCGATCGCGGCGACGTCATCATGGTATCGGTCGGCATCCTCGTTCTCATGTTCACTCTTCGGGTTCTGTTCAGGGATCTCGACAACAAGAACGAGAATCGGTACGTCGAGCACAACGCGAATGATGAGGCAAGACAAACGGCCCTGCTGGCCTCGCTCACAGCAGCCCAGAAGTACCCAGCGGAAGTGGCGCGGGTCTACGGTCCCGTGTCAAGATCCCTTCGACGCATGGAGAAGGCCGTGGCTGCACTGCAACGCGACGGGCACACTCACGACATGGGGTCGGCTGGCATTCGACCCCACCAACGTCCCCCACCGGACCCCGACGATGCCTGAGGGAGAGATCATGAAGTCTGGCTGGCGCACCACGGAGTTCTGGTTGGCTCTCCTGTCCGTAGGTATTGGCTCGGCAGGTGGAGCCACGGGCGGGTACCTGGTCGTCGCGCGGCTCGTCCCCGACCCGGTGGGCATCTCCATCGTCGGGTTCGCAGCAGCCACCATCCTGGGGGCCGCTGCCGTGTATACCCAGGCCCGGGTGCGGACGAAGCGCGACGCAACCGTGCAGCTTCCCCCTAGCCAGCGGGCTCTCTAGTGGCCGCCATCTGGACACAGCTAGATCAAAGCTCGGTGCAAGGGGTCATGGCCTCCACCGAAGCGGCCCCTACCACCAACGCACCAGATGGTGTCCTGTTGGTGGGCGTGGGTGGGTTCACGCTCATCGCCGAGTGCGACGTCGGACAGACGTTCCAGGGAACGGGGAACTTCCTTGCGTACCTGTGGGATCCTCTTTCTGACTGGGCGTACTCGAACGACATCCTCGTGCCTGTCCCGGCTTCCGCCTCTGGACAGCGTAGGATCGCCTTCCCGGGGTGGACGGTTTCCAATCCGCGCGGGCGTGTGGCCCACATCGCTTCGGGCGTGGGCATCACCGGGGGCAACATCACACTCAAGTATTGTTGTACAATGTTGAAGGGTTTCCGATCCTAAGGAGAGACCATGGCCGTGTTGAGCAATGTTGCGAAGTACGACTCCCTGAACGCCATCATCCCTTCGGGCAGTACGATCAAGCTGGCGTTCTACTCGTCGGCATCCACCATCGACGCCACCACGCAGACCTACACGGCGACCAACGAGGTCACCCAAGGTGCTGCGTCCCCGGCCATCAACGCGGGCGGGTTGGCCCTCTCGGGGCGGACCATCACCGCCTCGGATGGCTCGGTAGCCACGGCGGGCGTGGACTTCTCGGACCTGGGTCCCATCACTCCATCCGGCGGCACCTTCGCCTTCCGCAAGATCATGATCTACGATTCAACGCGCAATCGCGCTCTCATGATCCATGACTACGGTGTGGATCAGAACTGGGCGGCGGGCACTCCGTACACCCTGGTCATCCCCGGCACCGGGACCTACGTCTTCACGCTTGCCTAGCCATGGCCGCCTACTTTGCTACTCCGCTGTCCAGCGTCACGACGCTGTCGGCGGCGACCGCAGCCAAGGTGCCGGCGACGGCCCAGGCCAACAGGCTCATGCTCAAGCTGTTCAACGATGACCAGAACGCGCCGATCTTCTACGGCGGCTCGACGGTGAGCGCGAGCAACGGAATCGCCGTCCAACCCAACTCGGAATCGGAGTGGATCCCCTGCTCTGGCGACATCTGGTGTTACTCGGTCGCAGGGACCACGGTCCGAGCCCTGGAGGGCGCATGATCCGCAAGTTCCTACTGCTCGTGGCGTTCCCAGTCCTGGCCTCTGCCCAGGCGGTGGACGCAGTCCCGTCGAAGCTCACCAAGTCCACGGCGCCCGTGGTTGGAGCAGTGAGCGTCACCAC